TAAACCTAAAACAATTGGCAAGATACACTCACAATTAAACGAATGGCAAGAAGCTAAAAAACTATTATGAAAGAATTAGAATATAATGAAAATATTATAGAAGACTTAGGATTAACTGAAATGCAGATATTAAATATAATATCAGTTTGGTATGTTAATGGAATGATGCCTGACATAATACAAAATGAAGATGGTTGTGAGTTAGATGAATTAGTTGATAATTTGTTTTATACTAAACTTGAAGAAGAAGAGTTAATAAAAAACATTAAATTATGAAACCACTAAAAAACGAAAACTTACAAGAATTAACTGAAAAGGTTTTAGACTTAGTAGCAAAGACTTCAGTAGAGATAGGACACAAAACAGACAGACAAACAATGGCAACATTAAGCAAGATATTTGCACAAGACCTTATACAAGAAAAACGCTTTGGCAATATGACATTTAATCAAGTTGAAGATGCTTTTAGGCAGGGCGTAAGATTTGGAAAGGATGAACCATTTTTAAACATTAGAACTTTTTATAAATGGACATATAAAATGAAACAGATGTGTGATGATGCTTATTATCAAGTACATACATTAGGTCAAAAAAATGTACCTTTTTATCAAGAACCAATAAAACTACTCAAATGATAGGGTGGGTAATAATCGCAGCAATAGTGCTGCATATAAACTTTAAATTAAAAGAATGAAAACACTTACACAAAAGGAAAGAATTATTAGACATTTAAAAGACAAAAGATCAATTACATCATTAGAAGCTATGAGAGAGTATGGCATAATGCGTTTAACATCAAGAATTTGTGAATTAAAAAACGAGGGCTATTTGATTAGAAGTGAGTTTGTTAGCAGTAAAAATAGATACAATGAGCCTGTATCTTTTAGTAAATATTCACTAATAAGATAATTGAAGTCAATAAGTAAACTTAAAAAAGATCTAGATAAGTGGTTTAGTCTTTACATTAGACTAAGAGATAGTCAAAATGGCTTAGTACAATGCTTCACTTGTGGTAAAGTTGCACACTATAAAAAAGGCGGTATGCAATGCGGACACTTTCAGTCAAGGCGGTTTATGGCAACTAGATATTCTGAGGACGGAAATTGCCAAGTACAATGTGTTGCTTGTAATTTATATCGTGCAGGAGAACAATACAAATTTGCTTTAGCTATTGATGCTAAATATGGTGAGGGAACAGCAGATGATTTACAATTTAAAGCTAGACAAATAATGAAGTTTACTAGAGCTGATTATGAAGATAAAATAAGTTATTACAAATCATTTGTTAAAAAATTAAAAAAAGAAAAGGGAATAGAATAATTTTTTTTATAACTTTGAAAAATGCACATTCCTATTTATTCAAGTGAAGAACACAAATCAATAGTAGATGTTTATGTTTTAATGTGCAAGCAATTTGTAGAAGAAGTAACTACAAAAGCAAGATACAAAAATTATTTAGAGGTGTTAGACTTAGTTATAGAATATTCTAACAACTATGGCAAAGGAGTTAGAGAAAACAATTTCTATGACTGGATTATTATAATACCAATAAATGTATCTGTTGCTACTAGCGGATTTTTTGCAGGAGTAGAAACTAAAACTAACTCAGCAGTTATTAGAGCATATAAGGTTGTGCTAGACCAAATGCTTCAAGAAGTTATTGATAGAATAGACAAACTTGAACCTACTCATGACTGATATTTATATTGAAATATCAAAGCTAACAGATAAGTTTAGAACAATGGCTTATGGATTAACAACAGATGAAAATAAAATAAATGAAGCGGTGCAGGAGTTGATGCTCTATTTCCTTCAAATGAATCCTGAAACTCTTAGAAGTATTTATGAAAAAGATGGAATAGATGGAATAACAAGATATGGTGCTGTGGCATTAAGAAGAGCATTAACAAGCACAAGAAGTAACTTTTATTATAAGTATGAAAAGTATTATACACATATTGATAGCTCTGTTTTTAGTTCTAATACAACTGACACTAATGAGTATATTATTCCTGATGGTTTTAATTATAAAGATATTTCAAATATTCCAAACGAAGAAGTAGATAATCACAAGCTAATGAAGTTAGAGTTAATAGATAAAGAGTTAGACAAGTTAGATAGTTGGTACGATAGAGAGTTATTCAAGTTATATTATTCAGGAGAAACACTTGACAGTCTAGCAGCTAAGACTAAGATAAGTCGTAACAGCTTGTTTACAACAATAGATAAAGTAAGAACAATAATTAAAAATAATTTAAATGAAGATGTATGATCCTGTAAAAAAAGATAGTTTTGTAATGCAGTTTGGTTTTAAAAGTCCTAACTGGCATCCAAGAACTAAAAATACTTATGTAAAAAAAGGAGATAGAAAAAGTGAATAGATTTTTCGTGCCTGATGAAGTCTATCAAGACAGGATAGCAATATGTAAAGAATGTGTTTACTATTTTAAACCAACAGGAACTTGTAAGCGGTGCTTATGTTTTATGAAAGTAAAGGCAAGACTAGCACCAATGGCTTGTCCTCAGAAGTATTGGGATAAAACAACAGAAGTACAAACTCCTGATGACTTGCCGCAAGAAATAATAGATGAAATATTAGACATGTGGAAAGACTTAAAGACAGGTAGAGCAAAAGATGTGGCGGCTAAAAAAAGAATGATAGAAACATACAACACAATACACATGACTAATTATTCACCTACTACAAATTGTGGATCATGTATATCAACTTGTTTTGATGCAATTAAAAAACTATTTAAAAAATACAGCGAATGATAAGAAACACGAAAAAAATTATAGACTACTACTTTAAAAACCCTGACAAAAACAGTAATAAAGAAATAGCTAAAAGATTTAATATTTGCACAATTACTTTTAGTAAAATATTGTCTAAGGAATTAAAAAGAAGAAGAGAAAATAGTATGGCTAGAAGATTAATGAAAAAGTATGATTAAAATAAATAAAATGAAACAAGATTATAAAAGAACACCTGAGCCAAGCTATTATTCAGGAACTTTGTATGGTTATTCAGCTAAAGATATAGTTGATGATTTTAACTTAAATGCTTGGACTGCTCAGGCAGTACAATATATATTAAGAGCAGGAAAAAAAGATGGCAGTCCTGCTGAGCAAGATATACAAAAGGCTATTAATGTTTTATACTTTGAGTTAGAAAAACTTCATGAAAAAAGTAAAACTAGAACAGGAGGATTAGCAAAATGACTTTATATAAATGTGAATGTGGTAATGAAGAAGAAATAGGTAAGTCTACTTTAGCTTTTAGAGATGGTAGATGGAGAACTATTCAGGCGTTATGTGACTGTGGCAAATGGATGGAAGCTGAGCCTGAAGATGGGATGCCTAGCTTAATTAGAACTGAAGCATCTTTAAGTAAAAAGAAAAGGCATGATAAACTATGGGCAGGCGCTAAAGAAAAGCTAGTAGGAGAAAGAGGTATTAACGAAAAATTCAATTAATGAAAACATTACTATTACTATTATGCTTGACTGACTGGATATGTACTACTGGTGGGGGCAAAACTTTTATAGCACCTTATAGTTCTATTAATCAAAGTAATTATTATACAGAACATCACATAGACTTTGGAGATGGAACTGATACTACATTTATTGGAACACATAATCCAATAGCTTTAGCATACCAAACAATAGAACACACTTATAGTCAAGGAATACACATAGCAACTTTAACTACTAATTTTTATGATTCAACTACTAATATATTATTATGTACCAGCACCAAGCAAGATACTATATGCCCTTATAATATTACTTATATAAACGAAATAAGAAAGTCAATAAAAAACAAGATATATAACTTACAAGGAATAGAGTTGTTAGAAGCACCTAAAAATATGATGTATATTAAGAACAGAAAACTATACTATGAACTTTGTAATTAATACCAGTCAAGATAAACAGACTCTTTTTAATTACTTAAAAGAACTTGAATCAGATTATATAGTTAAAGTAAAAAAGCAAAGAAACAATAGAAGCAATATGCAGAACAATTACTATTGGGCTTGTATAGTACAACCATTAGCATCAGAGCTAGGTTACTTTCCTGATGAAATGCACGATACACTTAAAGTAAAGTTTGCAAGTGAATGGCAAAGCATAGATATAAACGATAAACAGATAGGACTGCAAACAGTAAACAGTACGGCTAGAATGAATACAAAAGAGTTTGAAGTATATGCAGAACAAATAAGGATATGGGCTTTAACAGAATTAGGTGTAAGATTAATGCTGCCAAATGAATTCAAGTGATTTCTATTATATAATACAACTTGATTAATCAAATTATTTCAAAATGAGTACACACGGAGGAAAAAGAACAGGAGCAGGGCGTAAGGCAAAAGCAGAAGAACAAAAGCTAATAGAGAATCTAACACCAATGAACGCAATGGCTTTAGAGTCTTTACAAAGAGGATTAGAGAAAAAAGAACAATGGGCTGTTAAGTTATTCTTTGAATATTTTTATGGTAGACCTCAGCAGAGAGTAGATGTTACTTCAAATGAAGAAAGTCTGAATGTGCCTTTAATAAACTTTGTAAAAACTGAATCTTAACGAAAAATATAATTCATTATTTGAATCTGATGCTAGGTACTTCATAATTACTGGAGGTAGAGGATCAGGTAAGTCATTTGCTGTTACAGTCTTTCTCACCTTGCTTACAATGTCAAAAGGGATTAGAATACTCTTTACAAGATACACCATGACTTCAGCTCACTTATCAATTATACCTGAGTTCTTAGAAAAGATAGGGCTATTAGGGTATGATGATGTATTTAGCATAAACAAGTCTGAAGTAGTAAATACTAAAAACCAAAGTGACATACTGTTTAGAGGTATTAAAACTTCAGCAGGAAATCAAACAGCTAGTCTAAAATCATTAACAGGAGTTTCAAACTGGATTCTTGATGAAGCAGAAGAACTTATTGATGAAGATATATTTGACACCATAGACCTTAGTATTAGAGAAAAGAATATACAGAATAGAGTAGTGCTTATATTAAACCCTGTAACTAAAGAGCATTGGATTTACAAAAGGTTTTTTGAGGACAAAGGCGTAGAGGCTGGTTTTAATGGCGTTAGAGACAATGTGTGCTATATTCATAGTACATACCTAGACAATAAAGAAAACCTCTCTCAGAGCTTCCTAGAGCGTATTAAGACTATAAAGCATAGGAACTTTAAAAAGTATCAGCATAAAATCTTAGGGGGTTGGTTAGATAGAGCAGATGGTGTAGTATTTACTAACTGGAGTATAGGTGAATTTAATCCTGATGGCTTACAGACTTCTTGTGGTATGGACTTTGGATTTAGTGTTGACCCTGACAGTCTCACAGAGGTCGCAATAGATAAGCGTAAGCAAAAGATATATT